TTCTACTGATGCAATAGTTGTAACTCACGACCATACATTAAGTGCAAGCGGAACAACGGCTGCAAATGGTAACCATCAACACACCGTATTTTCAACTAGTGGCGCTCCATTAAGAGTTAACACAGGCGATGACGGACGTTTTACTGGTGATTCTGGAAATAATGAGATTGGCCCAACCGCAACCGCTGGAAGCCATGACCATACTGTGACCGTTACTGGAACGACCGCCTCCGCTGGTAACTCTGGCACAAACGCCAATCTGCCCCCGTATTTTGCTCTTTGTTACATAATGAAAACCTAATATGGATTGGCAGACCGTCATAAATATTGGGTTTAGTAGCGTTTTGGCTGCGCTAGGATGGTTTGCCCGCGAGATATGGGATTCTCTAAAAGAGCTGCGTAGGGACACCCACCAGATAGAAAAGGACTTGCGGGAGATGTACGTTCGCAGGGATGACCTAAAAGAAGTCAGGATTGAGATGAGCGCAAGGTTCGACAAGCTAGAGAGCTTGATTGGATCTCTGTACGAGCGCCTCCATGACAAGGCAGACAAATGAATGGCAGATCCAGCGTCAACCGCCCGAGCAGCTTTAGAAGGAATTAAAGAAGCCGTCAAAATTGGCCGTGAGATCAAACAGACCGGGGCAGAGGTCTCATCGTTTCTCGATGAGGAAGCCAAGGCGAGGGTAGCGTGGAAAAAAAAGCAGCTCCAGCTAGAGAGGCGTGGAGACCTAGTATTTATTGACGCTGCCAACGAATACCGTGAAGTCCGCAAGATCCGAGCCGCCGAACAGGGTATGTATGAGGACATGGAACGGGAGTTTGGCAAGGCCGCTGTCACAGAAGTGCAATCTTTAATTGCTCAAATGCGGAAAGAACGCAAGGTTCTCGACCACGACTTTCAGCGTTTTCGGGCTGAAGAACGAATTATTTGGATAACAATTTTTGCGGTATCGGCTATCTTTTATGGGGTGCTTAAAGCAACAGGGGCTTGGTAATGACCACGATTGCCGCTAGATTTTCTACTGGAGAAATAGCCGCAGATAGCATGGTTAGCGGTGACGATTCTTTTTATCTAGTTGAAAAGTTACGCCGTGGAAAGGATTGCGTATATGGTGCTTGTGGTGATTGGGACAAGATTTTAAAGTTTTATCAGGCAATGGAATCAGGTAGTGATTTAGATTCTGACATTGATGTGACCGTTCTTGAGCTTAGAAATGATGGTATTTATATTTACGAAAGTACCATCATTCCTGCCCGCATTAAGAACGACTTTTGGGCAATAGGTACTGGCGCTAACTTTGCAATAGCGGCAATGCATATGGGGGCATGTCCCCGCGATGCGGTTGCCATCTCTTGCACTTACGACACCAGCTCCCATGAGCCTATTGACGAAGTTAAACTTATGGGGAAAAGCCGTGGCACTAAAAAGAGTATCTGACGAAGAAATTATTACCGCAATGAAACGATTTGGCAGCACCAAGCTGGCTGCTGAATTCGTTGGTATGTCTGTGCGTGGATTTGGTACGCGCAAGGCTAAGATCCAAATGGAACGAGGGATACCTCTACCGGCCTACTGTGCGCCACAAGAAAGCAAACGCAATACATACATACCTGATAACCGTAGGGTGATAGAACACACAGTAGACAACGGTCACATATTTATTGCGAGTGACTGCCATTATTGGCCCGAAGAATCAACGATAGCGCATAAGGCGTTTGTTAAATTGATAACTGAATTTAAGCCTAAAACAATTGTGCTTAACGGGGATGTCTTTGATGGGGCTAGAATCAGCCGACACGCTACGCTGATGGGAACTAACCCCCCAACACCAAAGCAAGAGATAGAAGCCTGTCAAGACCGATTAGATGAGATTGCAAATGCATCTAAAAACGCTGTTAAGCTTTTCACCTACGGTAATCATGATATACGCCTCTTTAATTATATCGCCCAGAACGCCCCAGAACTATCTGAGTTTAGCGACCTGTTTTCGTACTTTCCGGGTTGGCACACGGGGTGGCGAATTGATGTGAATGGTTCGGTAATTATTAAGCATCGCTATCATAACGGAATACACAGTACGTGGAATAATGCCCTGAAATCGGGGCGGTCGATAATTACTGGGCATCTACACCAGCTCAAAATTACCCCCTTTAGTGATTACGATGGTCGTAGGTGGGGCGTAGATTCTGGAACGCTTGCGGAGCCATATTCGGATCAATTTACTTACACCGAAATGAACCCCGTCAACTGGTGTTCAGGATTCGCGGTGCTTACGTTTGAAAATGGAAAGTTACTGCCGCCAGAGCTTTGCGAGGTTATTGGTGGGATAGCTTACTTCCGTGGTCAGCGCGTATGAGCCCGTGGCTGATCATTCTGGTTGGGTGTGTATATGCATACATAGGTTTTGAACAGGGAACAAAAGGCAACTTAGGAATGGCTATTGTTTTTGCTGGTTATTCTTTTAGCAATATCGGTCTCTATTTGGCAACGAAAGGATAAAAATGCTACCAATCGCAGCTCTGCTTTCCATAGGGGAAAAGGTTCTTGACAAGGTTCTGCCCGACCCAGCCGCTAAAGCGGAAGCACAGGCCAAGCTGATGGAGATGGCTCAGAAGGGTCAGCTTGCAGAACTAGAGGCTCATGTCAAGGAAATGGACTCAGCAAGAAAGCGCGAGATAGAGATTGCTACCAGCGAGTTTGCGCCGACTATCAATAAAATTGTTACGCCAATTTTAGCGTTAGGTACAGTTTCTTTGACTTTTATCCTTTTCTTGGTCATCATTTTTGTAGAGGTCAACACCCAATCAAAAGACATCTTAATCTACGTTCTGGGCGCTCTGACCTCTGCCATGACTATGGTCTTGGGTTATTACTTTGGGTCTAGTCAGGGCTCAAAGGAAAAGTCCCAGCAGCTCGATGAGATTATGGGCAAAAAGAAATGAATTCCAACCTTGAAAAACTTGGGTTTTGGATAACGATTATTGCAACCATTTCCCTGTCCATGATCCTTTTGGGTATGACGGTATCGGTCTGCATTGGGTTATTTGACGAAAAAGTTGACAACAACAAAATTTTTGAGATGTTGATGCCAGCTTTTCAGACCATTGTCGGGGGGTTTATTGGGCTAATTACCGGAATCAAAATAGGAAGCAATCAACAAAAATGAACCTATCCGAACACTTTACCTATGACGAGCTAGTGCGGTCTGAGACCGCCGAGCGTAACGGCTGGCTCAACATTCCGTCTAATGCGGAAAAAGAAAACCTAATCCGTCTGGCGGCGCTATTGGAACAGGTCAAGGCTGCGGTTGGGGGGAAGCCCGTGATGATCAACTCGGCCTTTCGGTCGAAACAGGTCAATGACGCTGTAGGGTCTAAAGACACCTCCCAGCACCGTCTGGGCTGCGCGGCTGACCTACGCGTTCCCGGCATGAAGCCTAGAGAGGTCGTAGAAGCCTGTATTGCGGCCTCTGTGCCGTTCGATCAGATCATCCTAGAGTTTGACTCATGGACTCACATCAGCGTCCCAAACACCCCGGAAACGTCCCCACGCGGTCAGGCGTTAATTATTGACCGGCAGGGGACTCGGGCTTACAGTTAAGGCACTCCTCAAGCAGCACCCTTGACCCCCTTTTGGGGGTTCTTTTTTAGTACAGCGGGGCGCAAGTTACATCAATTACAACGTCCCTAGTCACCCCTCCCACGGCTCTCCGTCCGTAGATCACAACAGCCCTAGTGCGAGCCGCCTGACAGTCCTGAATGGCGTTGGCGGTCTCCAAGCGGGTCATGGCGTGAACCTCTTTATCCACGACCAGCTTCTGAGCTGGTGGGGTGACGCTATAGTCCCCGGGGTTTGTTGTGGCGCACCCGGTCAGGGCTAAAACTATCAGTAGTCTTTTCATCTTTTTTTTCCTTTTGTGAGCATACAAAGCAGACCATTGCGATCATCGCAATCATCCACAGAATAAAAAACCAAATATCAGCAGCAACTAAATGAGAAATAAAAGTCATGGCTCACCTACCTCCTTGATAGTGACAATTACCTGAACTGGTTTGGCCTTGTAGTACCAGTACAAGTTCCTCGCCAGCCACTCATTAGCCGCCCGCTGAGTTCTAAATGTCAAGTTCTTAAAAGCTTCTTGCGGCATTGCACCATGTTCTATCTGAACGTAGCGGCCCCTTGAGTCTTTCAGAGCCCAGCACTTGACCCTATTCGGCATTTTTACCAATTGAGGTCAGGGCTTGCGATAACTGCCAGCGCATATCCAAAATGATCTGCGTAATCTTTTCGTTATCGGCAAACGCCGGGGTTCTAGTAAGACGCTTTAGTTCCGACAGGTTTAGGTCGAGCTTAATAATGATTGACGAAATATCTTCCATAAGTCCTCCTAAAAAGGAATGTCGCTATCTAAATCTTCAATCTTTGGTTCCTCGCGCACCTTGTCTCGCGGGGCTCCAGCGAACTCCAGCTCATTTAACCTCGCCCGTAGGGACGTTCCGGTAGTCCCGTCCTTACGCTTGTATTCCTCCAAGTGAGGCTCAGATAGGGTCACAAAGAGGCTCTGGCCCTTGACTAGGTGAGATTGGAGCTTCTCCACGCGGTCACCCCACATGGTTGCGCTAACCCATTGCGTAGGACGTTTACCATCCGCGCCTTTCTTGCCGTAGTCCATCGCCAACGATAAATCCATCACAGGTTTGCCGTCACCGGTGTGGCGAATTACTGGGTCTTTACCGATTCGTGCTAATCCAATTAGTAACATTTTTAGTCCTTATCAAAGTAAACAGCTTTGTTGTTGTAGAAATCAAACAGGGCCTCGCACTCAGCCAAGAACTGCTCGGCTGCGTCCTCGACTACTTTTATCTCCTCCGGGCTGGGTTTGAACTTCTTAATGAATAAGTCCTTACCCTCACCCATACGCGGGTCGTAGGAAACAAACCAGACGGCCTTACCCGTGACCGCGGCCTGTAGGGTCATCTGCGGTTTGTATTCCGCAGGGACTTCCTGATTGGCTATGTACTTCATGTGGGTCTTGGTCTTGGGACACTTAATCTCAATTAAGCATCCGTCAGATACAAAGCCATCAGGTGAACAACCCAGAAAGGGTATGCGAGGGTGGTCGATGAACCGAGTGTCCGTAACTATCAAGCCACAGACAGACTCAAACCTTTCCTTGGCTGCGGCCTCTTGCTCGACCCCCCATTGCATATCGCTAGTGGTGTACTTGTCCGCGAAGGTGTTGGTGATCCTCTCAGCCACAATCTCATAGCGTAGGTTTTCGCGTTCCGTGGACTCCTTACCAGACTTCAAGAAGTTCATAGCCGCAGCCATACGAGAGGCGGTGAGCTTACCTAGCCGGTCGTTCCACCAATTCCCATCGAGCTGATATGGGTTGGCTTCACGCATCTTTGGCCCCCTTGAGTTCTGCACCCTTATGTGCGGCCTCAGTCCTGACCAGCTCACGCTCATCTGGGGTTAGAGCTTTCCAGAACACCGACAGAATCTCAGAGCTTGATGCCTCATTGATTAGCTTGACCAGCTCCTCTTTTGTTTTGCTCGCACGTTTTTTGGGCGTGGCTTGCTGGTGGATAGCGTTCTGAACTTCATTAGCAGACGCAAACTCTGTACCGCCAATCCCTAGAGCTGCAAGGCTTCTCCCGTGGGCTGATGTCTCCGCGTTCTCAAGGGCTGACGTACCGTTGATCTGCGAGGACTTGCGGTACTCCTCGGCGTGACCTGTTGCTAAGACCCTGCCGGTCTCATCCGCAATGATGGACTTCATCACTACGCAGTCAGAGTCACGGAATAAAACTTCTGACGTAAGCGACCAAGTTGGGTAAGCCTCGCGGAACTTCTGAACCCGCAGGGCCACGGTCATGTACTCCTTGCCTTTGATATTTACTATGCCTGTATTCAAGTTATTCTCCTTAGATAAACATTCCTAGAACTGCTACGAGTGCAAACAACGCACCAGCTATTAAATCACCAAGTTCTTCTTTGGTCATGGTTTTTTCCCCATGTAAACATAACGAGCGTAGCGTTCTTTATTACGCACACACATTACCGTATTGATCGCCATACCTTTGGAGCGCAGTTGGAAAATAATGTCTGCAAGGCGTGTGGCGCGATACTTTTGTATAGCCTCCCACGATGTAATGTGGCCTCTGGTTTTCAAGTGCTTAATTACTAAATCATTTTTGGTCATCATATTTTTTCCTTGTGGTTTCAAATTCAATTGCAAGTTCAATCAATCGGGCTTTCATGTTTTCAAACGACTGCGGGTCACGCATAAAACTAAGGTCACGAACTGCTTGGGCTACACCAAGACACTTGTAAGCAATCAGGTCTAGGTGCTGGATGGTTATCTTTTCTTCTTGCTCTTGTTGTTCGAGCTGCTGCTGGTGGTGTTCTGCATCAGTCATTTTTTTTCTCACATTCTGCGTGGGCGTTGATAAAGTTTTCTAGGCAGTCATGGTCAGACGTGAAGATACGACCGGCGCAGTTAGCGCACTTGTAATGTCTGCCGTGGGTGTTTGTTATGGTGAGGACATGGTCAACAGGATCATCCCGATATATCGACCAAGTTTGTGATGTTGTCATTTATTCTCTCCGAAGGTGGGGCCGAAGCCCCGTTAGTTAAATAATTTTATCAGTTAGCCAAACAATTGACGAAGCGTTACGCATTTGTTCAACATAAGCCAGCCCTTTGTTTTGTAAGCTGGTAATAACGCCGTTGATTTGTTCGGTAGTAAGGTTTAGAGCTTTTGGAAGCTCATCTAAACAAGCCCAATAACCTTGTTCATCGTTTGCATTTACAACGCAATAATCAATTACTTGTTGTTCGTAATATGTTGTTTGCATTTATTCTCTCCGGTGAGGGGCCGAAGCCCCGTTGATTATTTAACTGATTGACCAACTTGTTTAAGCCAACTGGAATAATGACCATTCTCAGTTTTGTATTTCTTGATGAAGGCTTTAAGTTTACGAATGTCGGTTTGCGCTTGTTTGCGAGCCAATGGGTCATCGCCCAAACGCATATCGTCATTGTTGGTGTGACCGCTTTCGTAGTAGGTGAACAAGCGATACTCTGCTTCGTTAACTAACTCTGTGTCGGTGTAATCTGAAGGGTCTTTGTTATCGTCTGCACAAATGCATTCGAAAGCAAAAACCATCTCATCGATTTCAAGTGCGTCTTTAACTATGTTGCGCGTTGTCATTTGTTTTGCTCCTTTTTAACCCGGTCTAAGCGTTGACCGTGATATGAATAGTAAACTGTTTATTAGCCATGTCAACCCCTTTTTCAATTATTTTTATATTCCCCTACAAAATGTGGGGTTATTGACTCTAAACCTAAACTGGATATAAAATCGAACCGTCAGCAAGGTGGCACTTGTTGGAAAGATGAAGACAGAAAGGAACCCCCGAGAGTTTAGGTGGGTGTGTGTGGTACGGGAAACGTGGCTCTCCAGCCTTTCTGTCCGGTCATTTTTCCTCTGCCGCCCACGCCAAGGGCCACACCCACCTAAATCTTTGGGGGTTTTTCTTTTTGGTAGCTGACTGCGCGAAAGGCCAGCAAAGGAAAAGGCTGGGATGGGATAGAGGCCGTGGAATAAGTAGCCACGGAGCCGGGGTCGACACCCGCTATATCCGTTCAGAGTTGGGCACGGCTACCTGATAGAGCGTTGTTACGCAATACATCTCCGTGTAAGTCTGGCAAAAACCTGTTTTTGCTAGTTGGTCGGTCTATGGTCGATAAGGACTTGCAAACAGTTTCTAAAAGCCCTATTATTTATCAAAAGGAGCTTACATGACCCGCGAAGATATAGAACACCTAGCCCTGTCGGTTGGGATGATCCGCACTCAGGGAGACCTGATTAAACCGCTTTGGACGGCCTCAGATGCCCAGATAGCCAAGATGCTAGAGGTTGTTATCAAGGACGTTAAGCAGAGCGCCTCAGAGATCATGGTCAAGGCCATCAAGAAGGCCGTTCAGTACGAGCGAGCCGAGTGCGCCAAACTCGCTAGTTACGTCAGTAAAGAGGCCGCGAAGTCTATTCGGGAGCGCGAAGATGACTAAGAAAAAAACGGTTAAAAAAGACGAAATAACCAAGCTATTGTCAGAGCTATGGAAAATTAGCAACGAATTCGATGAGCTGAGTTACCGGTTTGACGAGGTTTCTACCCTCTTAGAAAACGTGAATTTTGACTTTGATAGCGAAAAGTCCACTTGCTTTTTTTACCTGTCCGAGCGATTACTTAAGGAAAACAAATCAAAGTTTGTTGAACTACAGGAAAGCT